AGCGCCTAGTTCAAGATATCCCCATTGCTGTAATTCAACTGTAGGGCTAACCTTGCCTGCTGACTTTTCACTACTTCCTAAATCAGGAATCCCATCAGAGGCTTTAGCTCTTTTAGGCTTCTTAATCTTAGGCTTATCATCTGGATTCATATCTCCCATAATAAAGTCAATATTATCACTGATAGGTTGCATCCAAGGGCCTAACTTATCTTCCATTGTTCCCATTTGTATTCAATGCAGTTCGTTAATCTGCATCCGCAGTTTCGTATCTAACAGAAAATCCGTTTTTCTTACCATCATACAAAACTCCTGCTTTATTTTTCAATAAAGATTAGACTATATCTTCACTGTATATGTTAATAACTACAGTGTCTCTTATTTCGGTCCTACTAAGAAACCTACGAGCTTACGCTCTAGTCGTTGAACGCTCCTCTATTCGAGGCATCGCTGCTGATTGTCACACTAATATATTATTTTCAAACATTCACGAATAAGCTTATTTCATCTTTGCGTTGTAGTTAATATATCTTACGCGAATTTCCAGCAATTAAAGAGATTTTTATTGCCCAGTTTTTACTTAGGCAAATACCCAATATCATTACCCATAGAAACAATGGGCCTGTATATTAATAGTTTTTTATAAAGCTTTTGCTCAATTACACAATGTAACCCAGCAACTAATGCCATCAATGACTTTCCACAACCAGCAACACCTTGCAAGGTAACTAACTTAATATCAGGATCAGTTAATGCGTCAAGTGCATATTGTTGTTCTTTATTCCTAGGTAATAATCCCATTAGCTTAGCATCTTGTGGAAGGAGTCTTAACTCTTTCATAGGAGCATGATAACGAGCTAATGCAGATTGCTTATTATTACTTGAACTTTTAAGTAAAAAGAACTTGTTAGGATAAACTTCTACAGTGGGAGCTTCATAAGGAATATAGTTGGTATCATATATCTGATCAATCATAGACTGAGGAACTTCTAACTCTCCAGCACCAGTATATGAATCATCAATTTCAACTTTATCATTACGGTACTCTTCTGATTGAATACCATAAGCAGATGCAAGGATTCTTAGGTTAACATCGTTAGAAATTATGATAGCATCATTTAGATAAGCACAATTAATAATTCTATTATCATTAATATTATAGTCTAATGGTAAGTCAGCATTATAGGCATCAATGGTATATCTAATATCAACACGTAATACACCGCCCATATCATTGATTACAACGCCTTTTCTAATGTCACCGTCATCAAGGTATTTGTTTAAAACTCGAGCAACCTGGCGGGCATTTCTGCCCACCTCACGTTGATCTTTTTTAAATGTATCTAGTTCTTGAATGACTGTAATTGGTAAGATTACTTCATTGTCAGCAAAACTAAAAACACTATTAGGGTCATGCAATAATGTTGATGTATCAATTACAAATTTTTTCATTTTTACTTCTCCGGTTGAGGAATAGGGTTAAGAGCAAGCTGAATATCCGCAGTCAAGGCATTTAGAACAGCCACCTTCTTTAATATAAGAGAACTCGCCACATTCAGGACATTTTGCATGCTTAGTTGGTTGTTTTACAGATGGAGATAAGCTATCAACAAACTCTTGCATAATAAGAGCAATATGTTGTGGCTTAGAATGTACATATCCATACTCAGGAGTTAGATATCCATTGTCACCGCCAATTTCCATTAACTCGTCAATTACACCTTGCACATCTCCAGTTTTACGCATAATACGAGATGCTAATCTTCCAATAGCAGCATACCATTCAGAGTTTCTAGATGAGCTATAGAGAAAGATTTCCCATGGCTGCTTATCTTCTGTATGATTAAATGTGCAATATGTTCTATGGTTACCTTCCTCTCTAATCTGATAAGTCTTACCATCAAGGACTCTTGGTCTAGTAGGTTTGGTTTGTGTATCCAATGTAGGTAATGTATCTACTTTTTCAACAATCTCTTCTTTTTTAGATACTGATAAAACTCCATCACGAGTACCGACATGGAAAGTAGTGAAACCTTTTAGATTATTTTCCCATGCATACATAAGTAGATCTTTATATTCATCAAATCCATAATCTTCAGGGACATTGGCAGTTTTACTGATAGATCCGTCAGTAAACTTTTGAATAGACGCTTGCATTAGAATATGATCTTTAGGATCAATCTCCATAGAAGTTTTAAAGAAATTGGGCTTAGGGGCTATTTCCCAGTCAATATTCATCCCAGCAGCATTTTCCTGTAATCTTTTGTAAATACCCCAAGCATAATCTTCCATTAATTCTGTAACCTTAGAGCCATCAGGCTGCAAAATATCACGATTATATTCAAGCGCAAAGATAGGCTCAATACCAGAACTAATATTAGCAGCAAGCATAGATCCAGTTCCAACTGGAGGGCAGGTTAGAATAGCAGAGTTTCTAATACCATATTCTAAGATGTCTTCTGTTATCTCATATGGAAGATCACTAATAAAATTACCATTAATAAAATTATCTTTTTCAAATGACTCAAACGATCCTTTTTCTTTTGCAATTTCAACACTTGCGCTATAAGAAATATCTCGACATATCATTGCTAATGTTTCAGTAAAGCGCCTACCTTCTTTGCTGTCATATGGGAGACACATCATTGCAAGAGCATCGCTTAGGCCTGCAAAACCACATAGGCCAATACGTCTATCTCTTTTTGCAACTTCTCTATTCTCTTCAAATGGATAGTCTGATGCATCTATAATATTATCTAGAAATCTAACAGCAATATTTACTACTTTTTCATATTTGTCATAGTCGAATGAAGCATTTTTTGTAAAAGGATTGCTGATAAACTTAGTAGCATTAATGTTACCTAAGCAGCAAGCTCCCCAATTTACTAGCGGTAATTCACCGCAAGGATTGCAACCTCTTAAAGTAAATAGATACCAAAGATTATTATATTTATTCACTTGATCAATAAACAAGATACCAGGGTCATTATTTAAATATCCAGACTCGCACAGTTTATCCCATAGTTCTTTAGCTTTAATAGTTTTAAATACTTTACCATCAAACTTAAGATCCCAATCTGCGTTATCTCTTACAGCTTCCATAAATGCATCAGTTATAATTACTGAGATATTAAAATTTTCAAAGTGACCTCGGAGTCTCTTAGCATCAATGAACTCAAAAATCTCTGGATGATCACAGTCAAGTAGACCAATTAAGGCAGCTCTTCTATTCTTAGACCCAGTTTTAATTACATCACATGACGTATCAAATACTCTCATAAAAGATACTACACCAGATCCAGTGCCACCATTTGTTAATGGGCTATTTGATGGTCTAATTTGTGAGAAGTTAAGACCACACCCACCATTCTTCTTACTAATCATTGCTACACGTTTAACTGTTTCAAAGATATGGTCAAGAGAGTCTTCAATATCAAGGAAGAAACAGTTGTTTGCAAATGGACTTTTAGTCCCAGCAGCCTCTGTTATTCTCCCACCTGGAATAAATAAGAAGTCATAGAGTACAGAAAAGAATTCATCTTCCCAAAATTTCTTATTCTCTTTTTCTACTGATGCTGCCCATTTAGCTACACGTCTCCATGTGTCTTCAATGGCATGGTCATTAATGTCTTTGTACTTTTTTGTCCAGATATTTAATTGGCTTTCATTCATTTTATACATATATTATTTTATTGCTCCATTTTTTAGTAATACAAGTCAAAAACTTTATGTTTGTTTTTATGCTCGTCATTGTTACTACTAGCTAAGAAATGCCAATCTACTTTTGATTTTCTTATCTCGTCTAATTTCTTTTTTGGTATTTTCGTATATCTTAGTACATGAGCTTCAGCAACATCTTGCACTTCATTATCAAACTCTAGTAACTCAATGTGATATTGATGCTCACCTATTCTACCATAAGATGTTTGATGATACATAAAGTCAGTGTATTTTTGTGCAAACCTAACATGACCAGTGATAAAAATCATAAATGCTGCTGAATATGCTTTCCCCATTGCATAAGTAAAGATAGGGGTTTTAGAGCTTTCCATAGCATTTATCAGGCTGAACATGGCTGTTACTTGCCCACCATCTGAGTTAATATAAAGCTTAATTGGGTTTGTTTTTCTGTCATAGGATTTAGACTCAGCAGACTCTAGATCATCCTCTACATTGATATTTATAATATGAAAGATGATGTCCTCAATAATACTGTCATCAATAACTTTATTAATTAAGAGGACTCGATCATCTACGCATTGGGCTAACATTTTTGATTTTATTTCTTCAGTCATTATAGGTCATCTTTTACCATAAATTCAATTTTCTCTTTTTTAATTAAGCTATAAGTTGCAATAAGGGTTCCATCATCAATTCTAAATGTTTTTCTTCCACAATTAGATACGATAAGTCCAAGTTCTTTTCCTTGACGTTCATGAGAAATTGTCTTTGCAAGTAAGATGATATCACTGTCACTAAGGTCTTCTACCAACTCAATGTCAAACTTATATCCATCTGGGAAATCAAAACTTAATCCTGTAGTTAGTAAGCTAACACTGTTAGGAGAAATTATAATATCCTCTTCACTGCATAGGTATAGTTCCCCAATTTTATTTTTAGCTGTAATATTTGTTTCTCTTATTGTAAGTTTCATCTACCAGTACTCCCATATCCATTATCACCACGTTCTGTGGAAGATAATTCGTCAGATTCAATAAGTTCAATTTTTGGATAAGGAATAATTATTAATTGTCCTATCCTATCTCCAACATTATAGACCTTATAATCAAGATCATCTAATGCAAAGTCAATTGGCATAGCAATACATTTAAACCTAAATCTAATTGTTCCTCTATAGCTCGAATCAACTACCCCAACAGCATTACATAATGTAAGATCCATCTTGGATACGCTTGATCTAGAGAATAATAAACCAACATAACCATCAGGAATCTCCATAGATATCCCTGTATCATATTCAATAAAGTCAGCAGTCTCTTCTTTTGATATAGCTGTCATGTCCATTCCTGCATTACCTTCTGACTGAAGAGGTGCAGCTGCATCAGGATGATTTTTTTTAAATTTTACTTGCATAAGTTCTCCAAAACTAAAGAAGAGGCTATGCCTCTTCTCCAGTTTCACTTTCAGCTTCTGCCTTTGTTTGTTCTTCAATAGCAGTTACAAGCTTTTCATTTAGCTCATCCATATCTTTGATAAGCTCTTCTGTATCAATCACATTCTTTTCACTTAATTGCTTAATAAGTGAGTTGAGTTGTAGGTATACAATATAGCTTTGGTTTTCTAGATTAATAATCTTAGAGTCGAGGTCTTGTTTTGACATTAAAAATTTCCTTTTTTAATTAAATCTATTTTATATTTGATGTCTTCTAATCTTTCTGTGACATCTTCTTGGGTTTCTTTTAAAATTGTTGACATTTTTTTAATTAAATTACTAGTTGAGTTATCTGAATCTAATTGATTAAATAGATATATGATATACTTTTCATAATATCCAAAGCATTTATAAACATCATCATCAGTATCAAGTAATATACTTAAATCTACATCTTTATATAGACTACTTATTAATTTATCTTCAGAAAAAGAGTCTCCATTTTCTAAGGCTAATCTTTCAATAGTCTCTTCATAGCTATCATTTTGAGTAGATGAATTAAACTCAGTAGGCATCTCTTTAATGTCTACCATTATATCTTTCCCTGTTTTTACAACAAGAGAATGCATTTTAAACTTCATTACAAATTGGATATAATATATACAATCACAATCGCCAATAATCTGAATCTTTTTCACAACATCAATTAACATCTTAATAAGCTCTGAGTACATATCTTCATATGTCCAGTATCTCATTGTCCATCTAATGCGATATACAGCCTGCATATAAGTCTGGTAAGTTGTACCATTTTGTTCATCTTTTGTCAAGAACATTCCGATGAATTTTTTCATATATGGATTAAGATATATTTGCTGAGTAGGGTCACCAGGACATGTAATAATCGTAAATGTATTTATGATCCCCTCAAGAGCCTTAATAATCTCTAACATAACTGCATTGTCTTCATTTTGTTTGTATTTTTTAATAAGTTTTGTGACTAGACTAAACTCATTAAACTCACGCTTTTTTACTCTTTTTTTATTAGACGTTATATTAGATAAATTAGGCTCATTTTTTTCTTCTACTATTTCATCCATTTTTCTTCCTTAGATGATTAGCCAGATGGAAAGCATCAGCCAAATCATACTTACTATCCTTTGATAATTTGTTTTTAATAATATATTTCTCAAAGTCTTCTTTTATTGTCTCGGGAACACTATCAAACAAATAGTCTTTAGTAAGTTTTCTAATTTCTGCTTTAGATTTATTATTAGCTTTTGCTTCATCTTTTGTTAATTTAGATCCACGTTTAGCTCTAATAACAGGCCAATCTTTAGCCCATACAGCTAGGATCTCTTTTGTAACAATAGATTTTTGCCAAGCTTTAGGTGGGATAACTGTTAACTTATTTTTATCTCTAAGCCATTCTGTCATATCACATCTTACAAACCAATGATTGGCTGCGATAAGATCGACTACTTTACTTGGACTATTAAATGCAAGTCCTTCAAGTACTATTTTATCAACGTCAAGATGATGACAGCCAAAGGCTTCTTGAGTGCCTCCATACTTTTTATAGTAATGATTATCAAAAAGATTTATAATGACAAAGGCTCTAATAGCCTTGCTGTTATACCTTAGCAATTCTTCACCATTTAATGTCTTTGCATCAGAGTCAATTAATGTAAAGTCAATAAGCTCGCCATCAAATCCCAATACAACAATTCCTATTTTACGTAAAGCTAGGTCAATTCCTATATACACTAAACCTCCTAAACATAGTAGGAAAGTCTACTTTTTGGTTATAGTCTATTTGTTCATAGTTGATATCAAAATCATTACAAATTGATATTAGCCTAGAGTCCCTATCTATTTGCCTGTTATAAGCTGTAAGAGTATCTATTTTACTTCTTCCAAATCCAGAAGGTTTATGATGTTGTATTCCATGAATTTCAACTATACAATTAATAGACGGGATCCATATGTCAGCTCTGATTCCTTTATGCAACTTATTATTTGTTATCTTCTCAAGACCAACTTCCAGCTCTACATCATCAAATAGTAACATCAAGAGCTTTTCTACTTCTTTTTGTTGTTTTGACAACTTCTTCCTCCTTGAACTCTAGCGAGTCAGGTGGCTGGACATCTTCAACTACTTCTTCTGTGGCCTTTTCAAGCTTTCTTACTCTAACTAGTAAGTCAACTATCCATTTATAAGAAGCTTCATTATTTGAAATTACATTATTGTGAGTCTCTGCAATTTTTAACAGTTGTGCATATGCTTGTACTTCAGGATCGGCTAAGTTTTTACCCATCATAGATGTCGCAGGAATAATATATCTTCCACATTTTAAGCATTTGGCAACTGGGATACATACAACTTCTGGTTTTAATTTAGATGCATGACTCCATATTCTGAATTCTGATTCATCAAATTGCATTGTTAATATTGTTTCAAATAGTGTAGATTCACAACTACATTCAACATACTTCATTTGCAGTCTCCTACTAAGTTACAATGTTCACACATAAGAAGATTCTTATATAAAATATTTTTGTCAATTGGAATAGTAAGGCTACTAAGTTCTTTTAGGTTTTCAATATGGTTATCTTTCAGATAAGCCATCTCAATTTTTAAATTTTCAATAGGGTCAATAATAACTACTTCAACCTTTTTATCAAATTTATCCGCAATAAAAGAGTATAGCGTATAATAATGTGCCCAATTTTTTATTTTCTTCTTATAGAAGTTAAAGTTAGTACCTGAAAGATTATCAATCTCAATAATCAGAACATTATTTTCTTCAGGATCTAACATCATAAAAGAAACATTATCTTTATATACGTTAGATGTTCCTGGTATTACAATTTCAATTGGTACATTATATCCAATAAAAATATTTTCTGAGAATACAGAGAATAAATTATTTAATTTAGATATAAGTCCAGTTAAGTCTTTATTAAATAAATCTTTCTTTGTAGAGAAAAACTTATTTGTATAGCCAGTTCTATATTCTTGTAAGCTCATCTTATGATTATTTTGCATTTCATATGCAGCAACTTCAATTAAGTAGTCCCTAAACTTCTTATAATCTCCATCAAGTCTATTCTGCCCATATTTATTAGACAGAACATTCTTAGCAAAGAAGTAGGGACATTTAATGTAGTCAGTTATTTGGTTTTTATATATATTAATATGTTACCTCGATTCTTAGTCTCTCAATAAGACTAGTTCTTTTACTTCTTGTGCAGAAATAGGACAATAGTTTGCTAGCTCTGGATGGAATTTAAAAAACAAACTTCCTTTAAACTCTGATAGCTTATTCTTTAAAACAAGTGCTTCAATGATAGGCTTTACAGCTGGCTTGTGAATATATCCTGCCTGTGGATGAAAATCCATTATAGTAGAGTCAAATACCATTTTAGCATCTTCTCTTAGTGCATTAATTTCATTATATAAGAATATAATTAAGTTAGCGTCAAATTGTAAGCTTGCAGCCTCTGCAATAGTCTCTGCTGTTGTATGCCTTTCGTACATACGTATCTTATTCATTTCAACAGTACATAATTCAACAATGCCATATTTAGTTGTATAAGATTTCATTAGTCCAGAAGTATATTTATATTTAATGCGACTGTCTTCGTAACCAATTTCAGTTCCAAGCCTATGAAAGTTATCACATATAGATAAGATTTTCTTACTTGGATTCTTATCTCTATAATGCTGAACTAATTTACCATGATACTCAACAGTGCTACCATGCATAACATCTTTAATAATAAGTCTACCATCACGTATGTATTCTGTCAACTCTTTATATACATCATTCCGTTTATTTTTCATTGACTCGTCAAGATAATACTCAGGACGTTTAATCCAATTCATATTAATCTTACTTTTACATGCAACTAGACGATTAAAGAATACATTCCTACTATCATCTGTACTATGGATAATTACAATAGTATCATTATTATTTTCAAGAGCACCAAGAGCTGCTCCTAAACAGAATGAACTTTTTCCAGTATTAGGTGCACCAGGTATTAAGCAAAAACCTTCTTCCGTAGGGAGTTGAATTAGCTTATCAAAATCTTCCCATCCTATTTTAATTGTAGGATCAACAGTGCCAGAGTTTTCTCTCTCTTGCATCTTAGCAAATTCTCGCAATACCTCTATATTAGAATATAGATCTTCATCAGACTCTGTCTTGTTAATAGATCCTAGCTTAGTTGATATGAGATTAGTTACTGCATCAATCGAACCAGGATTGGTTATAAGAAGCTCTCGCGCCTCATCTAATATCTTTAGTGCTACCTCACCTTTTCGGTCCTTAGAGAGAGAAATCTTTTGTTCTACTTCATCATGTATGTCGTTCTTGTCGATACCAGTAATATCAGAAATAATAGCCTCAATACGTCTTCTATTAATAGGGCTTCTTTCTGTAGCAAGCAATGGTAAGATATCTTGGAGAACAACGTAAGCATCGCCCTTTTCAAATAATTCTGTAACAGATAGCCACTCTAAGGCATTTTTTTCTGGTATCTGTTTAAATGCATCAATATTATACTTTCTTAAGAACTCATCAGGATCCTTGACATCTTTATATACAGATGCCATATCAAGGACAGACAACTCTAAAGGAAGCTTACCATAATACTGACGAATAACACTTTTAACTTTTTCCTTACCTCTAATATCATTATCTAATAATAGAACTAAATTAGTCACACCAAGCTTTGATAGTTTCTCAACTAAGCTTTCATTGAAAGCTAGTCCGCCTAAGGCGATAACATTATCAATGCCAGCAATTCTCAAAGAGTGTTTACATCCATGTCCTTCTACCATAATTACTTTATGGAAATTCTTAACATCATGAATCCCATAAGGACAAATAGATTTCTCATAAATGCCAGTATAGTTAGCAGTAGAGTTAAATTTCATAGGAGGCTTAGATGATGAAATATCTAGCTTATCTTTATTCTCATATGCGACTTTCTTCTCTTCAAACTTTGTATCTCTTGCATAGAAAGCAACTGGTCTTTGATATTCATCATATATAGTGAATAGGAAATTGTCAGCATTAAATAAATCTGATCTCATTAAACCAACAAGACTAATAAATTCATTTGTAAAGTTGTTTGATTTAAGCTTATCTAATACATCTTTAAATGAGTGTACACATCCTAACCCTAATTCAATACTAGCTTTAGCTGGCCAACCTCTTTTTTTAATCTCTTTTGTAAATGTTTCTGTAGGAGCTTTTGTTGTTGTCTCTTCTATAAAAGCATCAACAATTTTATATGCTCTTAGGTAATTCTGTTTAAGTGCAATTCTTTCAGAGTTAGATGATATAATATTATATTTAATCCCTAATTTATCAGCAAGAGGGAAAACACATTTTGTTATAAATTCTGGTCCATCTGTTGGAAAGCCTTCTAGCTTAGACGCTGCGCTAAATATATCAAAACTAGCGCCACAAGCGAAGCAGTGAATAAAAGTTCCGTCTTTGTGCATATTCATAGATGGACTTGTGTCCTGATGTGATATACAAAGAAACTTTTTATATGGATCTGATATACCATGTAGCTGAAGGTAATCAGCAAACCTTAATTTAAGTATATCTATTAATTGATAAATATCTGTTACGATAAGTTTTCCCCTTTCTGTTTAGTTACTAAATTTTCTTCCAATTTTTGCATCGTAAATTTTAAAATCTGGTTGTGCAATAGACGTTAATAAAACTAACGAAATTAACCCTTTTAGTATCCCTAAACTTACAGAAATTTTCTGTAAATTATTTTTACTTTTAAAAAAATTCTTCATTTAAATCCTTAAAAGAAGAGTTGCACATTATTCATTATGTGCCTCAATTCTAGTTCAAATATTTTGTCAATAAATAAGCTTTTATTAGCTTGTGTGTTTTGTCCATTTAATAATTTATAATTAGCCTTAAGATTTAATTGAGCTAGGTCTAGGCTTAGCTGTAATTCATCAATAAGTTTAATTGTACACTTAGAGTCCTTATCATAATTGGGACACGTTTTACATTTTTTACAATTGCTACCAGTGCAAGACTTAACTAATTTTTTCCTATATTTTTCATCTATATTGTCCCAGTCATCCCATAGTTCAAGAATGTGTTTATATTTATTAAGGAAGTATTCAGCAGCCTTTGGCCCTAGTCCCTTGATAACATTATAATTATCAGCAGTGTCACCAATGATAGCTAGGAACTCATCGAATCTACCTGGATCCTTAAAGTCAATATTATATTTCTTCTTCATATAAGGACCAAAGTCTTTTTCTGCAAACAATTGTTTTTGGCGAAACAGTGTAATATTCTTATGCTTTAAGGTAGGAAACATGTCCTTATCATCTGAAGCTAATATTACTTGATAACCATCTTTTGCCTTCGCTAATGCTATAGCAGCCATTACATCATCAGACTCTTCATTATCCGAATAATAACAAAGTACATTATTAGTTAAGGTAAGTAACTCTTGGCCTAATAGCATTTGTTGTTTTATATGATCAGGGACTGGTGGTCTATTACCTTTATAGTCAGCTAACATAGATGTCCTATCTAGGTTTGCTTTAGGTGGATCAAATACTGTAATAACCTCATACCCTTCACGAAGTTTAGGAATTATATGGTTAAATAAATGATATAATGCTCCAGTCTTAAACCCATCTTTGTTTTGTAGATCTGGATATGCGTAGGCCCCGTTGTAAATGTAGAAAGAGTAATCATTCAAATACAACTTTTTTTCTTTATTTTCAACCACTTATATGACTCTCCATTACTTTTATAATCTTTTTATATTCAGTGTAGCCTATTCTTAAAAGCTTTATCTTGTTCTTACTACAATACATATCTTTAATAGAGTCTCTTTCTTTTATAATATTAAGCATCTCTTCTCCTCCAAAATATTCAATAGGTTTAAAATGCTGAATTCCATCAAACTCAATACATATATTATAGTCTGGTAAATAAAAGTCAAATCTTAGTAAATGTCTTTTGTCTTTATGATATAAATCATTAAATTTATATTGTGACATAAATTTTATATTATTTAATTCTAACCAATTTCTAATCTTTGCTTCTCCTTTAGATTCATTATCAGACTTTGTACAAAATATACATCCATGACCTAATAAATGTTTATTTGGTTGCTGTATGAATATGCCATGAACAGGACAGATTATAATAACTTTGTCTTGAGAATGCTTATAAATAGTTTCTGAATAATCATATTTAAAATTGTGAACTTGATTAGCTTTCTCTATGAATTTAGCTGATGTAAAAGTTTTTTCTAGTTTATTTTTATCTATAGAACACTTTTTACATCCGCACCCATTAAGATGACTCCATGCAACTTGTTCAAATTCTCCATGAACAGGACAAACAATTATAATTTTGGATGTAGCAGTTTTATATTTAGATAGGCTGTAATCATAAAA